CTCCATGGTATATGTAACCAATGGCATCAGCGTTAGCACAGGCAATTTCACGCAACTTACCGGACAGTGATAAGTCGTTTGCCTTCACCTCTTTACCATTCTTGGTAAGGTACTTGTCCTTAAGGTGACCAACGAAAATGACATGGTCTGCAAGCTTGGAGAGATTGAAGAACCACTTCATGAAAGCCTTACGAAGATACAAGTAACCAGCACCTTGGGGCAGAGTAAGGACAGACAATCCCTTGTTGTCAGGATCGAAGTTCTTACCCATAGGTGTGGCCTTGTACAGTTTCTTTGCTTCCTCCTCGCACCACACTTCTAACTGTGTGATGGTGTCGATAGCAATATACTTGTAAGGCTTTCCTTCTTTTACAATAGACTTCCCTACCTGACCGAGTTCGGCGATAGAGTTGACTTTAATCTTGAGGGCATCTACCATATCGCTACCATCCTCGAGGTCGATAATAAGACAGCCATCAAGCTGTGACAATGATGTGGTCTTACCGATCTTCGGTGGACCATAGATAATCATGTTTTTAGGTGATTTGCGTGATGCTTTAACCACCTTCTTTGGGAGTGCTAGTTCGCTCATTAATTGTGAATGTAGATAGGTCTGTTTCAAAAGGTATCATACCGAGTAAGCCATCGCGGTTCTTCTCTACGTGTATAGCCATAAGCCCACGTGGATCTTCTCCGCAATAGCTGTCGGTGATACCATACAGGTCATACGGACGCTGCAACATCATAACGACGTGTGCATCCTGACCAATAGAATCGCCACCGAACAAGTCGGTCAGCATAGGCTGATATTGATTCTTGGCACGGAACTCTTGCTCAATGTTACGATTGAGCTGAGACAACAGAATAGTGATGGAGTTGTGCTCTGCTTGCATGTACATACACGTTTTAGACAACTGATTGAGTTTGAGTAACTCGAGGTCTAATGTGCTGGGTACAAGGCGAGAGTGGTCAATCAGATTGATGACAGTAGGCTTATGCAATTGTTGCCTAACAGTACGCACTGCCTGCTCTATATCATGTACATCCTGGGGCACGGAACAGAAGTATATAGGGTATTGCTTATACTTCTGTACAGATCGTACATAATTAGAATATCCTTCAGCTGAAAGCCTACCATCAACTGACAACAGCTCTGCAGTCTGAAGCTTAGTATGCTTCGAACCTGCACGCAGTATCTGCTGCTCACCAGGCATCTCGAAGCTCCAGTACAAGACAATGACATTCTTGTCATGGTTCTTGTCTAGAACATCGAAGATTAGCTGGTTAGAAAAGGCTGATTTACCCACACCGGGTCTACCAGCTATAACATACATCTTACCGGGTTGCAATCCCCCCATAAGATTACGGTTAAGTCTATCCCACTGAGTAGAAAAGACTTCCCTGTTACCCTCTCGAGCATCTACCACATTCTCAATAGACTTGTCTACTGATTTAGATATATGCTCAAGCCCTAACGGCAGAAGCAGTTTAGAGTTTGCGGGTAATTCTTCGTTGTTGTTCTGTTGTTTTTCCGACATCGGTGTCTTCGTATTGTTCCCATGTATGCTGATTAACCCATGTCTGTAGCATCTGCATATAACCAAGACTGTTGTTGCTCTTACGAAACTCTAGTTCGTATTCCAAGCACTTAACAATCTTGTTATGCTTTGCTACATTCTTACCAATAACACGATGGTATGCCTTCTTCGCTTTTTGATTATTACGAGCGTCAGCATCCTTAGCGCGTAGAATACGCACGTTACCATTAGTGTATACCTTGAGAGGAAAATGGGAGAGAAGCTCAGACCACATGCGGTCAAAAGAATCCTCGATTGTCTCGATGAACTTCTGACGTACAATGTCGTCTTCTGGCCTCTCTCCCAACTTAATCAGTCCCTTCGATTGAAGGTCCTCGGTGTTTGGCTTGATAGATATAATCTTAATTACATCATAAGCTTTGGCATGCAAGAGATACAAATATACAAAATCGTCTGCACTTATGTCAAGATCTTTTAGAACATCTGTGTCTATTTCTATGAGCATTACGTATCTGTAAACATAATTGTAATCTCAATACCCACATTAGGCATCTTTAATGTCATTTGCTTAGGAGATCCAGCCTCAGGAGAACTTACTACCTGTTCTACAATAGCTTTTGGCTCTTGCACAGCTTTTTGCTTAAAGCTATCAGTTTGCCAATCATAGCCATTGCGTCTAAGCTCATAACACTTGGCTCTTACACCGTGAGGATTGCCTTGCAAGTCTGGGAACTCCTTCTTCAAAGCACGTAATGCAGCTTTAGCTGATTCATCACAGCTTTTGTTAGATTTAGAACGTGCATCCCAGAACGTCTTGCACATTAGAGGATACATCTTAGGTGTGTACTTAGCCATTATTTAGAATTGTTGTAAGGTTTTCTCGTTTTACATTATTTAGAGTTCTTGTAGCACTGTCTAGCCACTTCTCTTCCTGTGAATCTGGGACATACAAGATGTAGATTCTACCCCGCTTCCCTTCTTTGAACCTGATGAGTCGTCCTACACGCTGTATCATTGACAACGTCTTAGACTCTAGTCCTGCAATGATGCCGACTCCTACGTCAGGTACATCAAAGCCTTGATTCAAAGCTTTAGTAGAGCACAGTACACTCGCAGTAGACTCATTGAAGGCTTTAAGAATCTTCTTTCGTTCTGAAATAGTCTTCTTAGAGTGATACGCTGCGCCTCCAAGCTTGTCAGCCATCAGATCAGTAAACTCGTTAGTACCACCGAAGGTCAATATCTTCTCTCTGGTGTGATAGTCAGCAATTTGCTTTGCTGCATCAAGTTTACTCTCTGCATGCTGAACGACTTTCTTGCGCTGTCTAATAGCTCTAAAGAACTGAGCTGCTGCACCTTTGTCACCGGGTGCACCTTTGATTATAGCTTGAGCCTGTTTGAATGCATCATACCCCCCGAGCTTGTACTTCATCTGTACAAACAAGTTGTTGGCTTTCTTGTATTCTGCTTTCTCTTTCTCTGTCATCTCCACAGGTATACATATGATATCGTAAGGAGCCACAAGACCTAGTTCCACACATCTATCAAGGGTGATAGTGTATGCAGTAGGTGCTAATACCCTTAGCAATACTTTGTACTCTTCCTCTTCAGGTAAAGTAGCAGTCATACATAAAAGCTTATCGTATTTGTTCTTGGTAAAGAACTCACGATATACTGGGCTCAATCCTAGATGAACCTCGTCACATACAACGATGTCATAGTTTTGATTCTCAAGCTTGTGAGCTGATTGATAGCACAGTATCTCTACACGTGGGAGTATGTCATCATATCCCCACTTGATAAACTCTAGCCTAAACTGATCTTGCAGCTGTACAGTAGGGACAAGCACAAGTGCTTTACCCCCATCTTTTACTGCAAAGTTTACTGCTAGTACCCCGCAGCGAGATTTACCAAAGCCAGTACCGGCAATAATAGAGCCAATACAACCTTTGTGAAACCATGCATTGAGTGCCTTTCGTTGCTGTTCATCTTTTGTTTTAATCGTTTGGGTTTTCATCTGTAAGTTCTCCATCTAATATTTCTTTTTCTAGATTTCTAACGAAATCTATGTCAGGCTCTTCTAAATCGTACTTCATCTTAATGATGGTCACGCTAGGAGGTGTACCTGGGTTACCACTACCATCAGGGTAATGGTTTACTCTTGCCTCTCCGGGATCAAATTCATACTCAATCTTCAATGTTCCCGTCCCCAGTTCTGTGTCCAATGGGGTTTCCCATTCTCGCTTCATTCTGAATCTCATTTTGAATTACTATTAGTCTAACGACTTGTCGCTTGAGTGAAGACAAGTCTTTGCGTAGTATCGCTATTTGCGCTTCGTACAGTTCTGACTTGGCTTCTAAGACTCGGAGGGAGTCCTTTGTGTTCGAATCCATGTTTAGTTAGTTTAGATTCTGCTTCTTCTAAGCATTTGTGATAAATCTGGTAAAAAGACCTGTCCACTTTGAGCAGGTCTTGGGTGGTTTTAACGTGATGTATTACAGTAGAATGATGCCTATTCATGACCTTACCTATAATCTTGAGCCTGTGCCATAAGAGCTCTCTAGATATAGAGGAGAATATCATTCTAGCTGTTACTATGTCATTTGATTTATGCTTAGAGGAGAACTCTTGCTCAGTAACTTGAGTGTAGTGAAGTACTACACCTAGTACACAACTGAGCTCACCTTTCTCGTAAGTATTAACCATGACGATTTCTTGCCGCTGCTCGTAACCGAGCCCAGCAAATGTTTGAGG